TTATAATTTGTTACTGTGCCACTCAAGGGCAATATCTTTGAAGGTGTTGTTTAACTGCGTTTCCCGGGCAATCTTTTCCTCTCGCTTCACTTCCATCAGATCGATTCCCCCAGAGATACCTCTTTTAGCTTCTTCAAGTTTTGCAGGAGCATCAGCTAAGGTGACCTCAGGATACACACCTAGTGCTAACAGCTTCTCTTTACCAGCTACACGATACTTGAGACGCCAATATTCTCCTCCACCAGGTTTTACCAGGAGGTACAGACCACCACCATCAGCCAACTTGTAAGCCTTCTCTTTTGGCTTGGCAGTGTCTATTTGACGGGCATTGAGTTTCACTTGGGGGTATCTCCACTAAACTGAACAGCAAATCCCCTCAATTGCTTGTAGAGTTTGGGGTACTTAAATAGACGTCAAAAGACTAAAAGGGGCATTAATATACTGATTATAAGAGGTTTTTAAATACTTGAGTAGACTTGGGGAGACGTTAGAATGGTGCCGATAATAGGAGTCGAACCTACGACCTTCGCATTACGAATTATAAGAATCCGCTGCTAATTCAAAGTATTATCCCATCAACACTGCGCTCACACGTCCCACCACATCAAAACATGTAAAGCCTTGCAAGCCATTGCGAGGCCTTATGTGTCTCAGTTTTGTCCCACCTTGTATTACGACTTGCATAGCCAATGAAGATAAACGTGACGACAAACGGCGCAGCAGTCTTCTTTTCCTTCATACTTTCCCCATCCAGCATGCATACCTTTATGCCATAACTGAAGTTTATGTCTGTTATGAGCGAGAAGCGGAAGTTCAACGTGATAAAGCTCAGGAACATTGTCGTTGATGATGATAAAGAGGATCAGACTAACTTAGCACTTCTCATCACGTTGATAAGGCATAGAAACCGAAAACACTATTGTGAATATCATTTCACTATAGTAAATTCAGGTAAGCTCTTTTCGTTCGTTATTACATAAAATAAAGTTCTCTCTAAGGTTGAAAAATGTTAGATATCAGAATGTCACGACCATCTGAAGCATCAGAGATCATACAAATCTGGAAGAGTTCAGTGGATGCTACCCACGACTTTCTTACAGGTCATGACCGACAAGAAATCGAAAAAGAAGTTATCGGCTTTTTCTCAGAAACTCCTGTATGGGTTGCAACAAATCAGGATGACCAACCGCTAGGATTTATGTTTTTGCATGAGGGGCATCTGGAGGCACTTTTTGTAGCAGGCTCTGCTCGCGGACTTGGCGTCGGAAAACGTTTGATCTCTCATGCACTGGCGCTGCATCCAGAGCTAAGCGTTGATGTAAATGAACAAAACCAGCAGGCTGTAGGGTTTTATCAGCATATGGGTTTTCAGGTATCAGGGCGTTCCGAGCTGGATAATCAGGGAAGGCCATACCCCTTGTTGCATCTGAGAATGGCCAATAACATGTAACCAATGTGGCAGAGAAGATATCATTGATTTTTTTGGCTAAAAGCCACGATGTAAGAACAGCTCTGCTCACTATCTGGATTGCTCATTTGGTACTCGCTTGCAAAGGTAAGGGCAAGACAGTCACCGGCACGTAAATGATGGGTCTGATTTTTGACTCGAAAATCAAGGCTGCCACTCATCATCCAAAGCGTTTGCCCGGAAAGATGCTCATTTGCGGAGGCGGGTATCGTCAGCTCACCCATTGCAGGGATTTCAACTTTGATCAGTTCCGGGCATGCCCCCGCAGGAGACAAAGACCAACGGGTGATGCCTGATTGCTCATCCGTCCAGTGCTGTTGCTGATGAGCAACACGAACCAGGGAATTCTGATGTTGCTCAAGCTCTGCAAAGAGTTTAGATAGCGTTACATTCATGGCGTTGGCCAGGCGGCTAAGGATAGTTGCACTAGGGCTGGAGATGCCTCGTTCAATCTTACTAATCATGGCCTGACTGACGCCCGATCGTTGAGCAAGCTCTGTTACAGTCAAATTGCGAGCCTTCCTGTGTTTAAGCAATAAACGTGCAATATCGCTATCTACTATCTGATTTTTAAATTTTTTATCCATTTCCGCCCTCTCTTTCACCAACCTGATTATGCCATTACATAAATTGGCCTGAAATAAATGATTTTGTAAGTCTGTAAATTCACTACTCCTAAGCGCGGCACTTCGTTTATACGCACCTATGACCTTAAAATATGAGTTGGTAAGCTTAACGTCCGCTTTTGGCACATAGCAGACCAGAGACACTGGCGTAAAGCCATGGAGGATCGGTGGGAGGAGGTAAAAATCCTCTCATGCAAAAAATACGCAAAATCGATAACAGTTGGAAATCATTCAATACTCGCACTATCGGAAGTTCACCAGCCAGTCGTAGCACGTTCTTGCATACGACGTGGCTACGGGTTTCGAGACCGACCCGATCATCAAACGAAACATAAAATTAGCTCACATTATGAGGAAAGGTATCTTTTGCGCTATGTAAATTCAAAGGGTTAGCCTCATTTTCCCGATGGTTTTCTCAACACTACTAGTTGTGAGCCCTTGCAATGTTCATTAATATACGTCTCACAAATAATTCACAGATATTGCAAAATGGATATTACTGAGTTTCCTTCTGGAGTAATTGAACACCTTGGCTGGTATGTATACCGATTGATTGATCCTAGGGACGGAAGCACCTTCTATGTAGGGAAAGGCAAAGGTAACCGCGTATTTGCCCATATGCGCGGTGAAGTGGCAGCGGCTGATGATGACGAGTTACTGAGCAACAAGCTAAAGCAAATCAGAGAAATAAGATTAGCGGGACTTGAAGTTATCCATGTCATCCATCGACATGGAATGACTGATGAAAAGACGGCGTACGAAGTTGAAGCAGCACTTATTGATGCCTACCCTGGGTTAACGAATATCATGAATGGTGCTGGCAGCAATGAATTCGGCGCCGCGCATGTCAAAGAATTGATAGCAACATATCAACCCGAAACCATAACATTTCATCATAAAGCATTAATGATTTCCGTTAACAGAAGTGCAAAGGATTCAGAGCTTTATGATGCGGTTCGATTTAGCTGGCGCATCAATGCCTCGCGCGCCAGTCAAGCAGAAGTCATTCTTGCCACTGTAAGGGGCATCGTTCGAGGGGTTTTTATTGCTGATAAATGGCTCAAATCAACACGTGAAAATTTCCCTACGATGAAATACTGGGACGAGGATCCTGACTTTGAGGCAACACAAAGTTCTCGCTATGGTTTTGAAGGTCGAGAAGCCCCACCTGAAATAGCAAATCTTTATCTTGGGAAAAAAATACCAGATGAATTAAGAAAAAAAGGAGCTATGTCCCCGGTCCGTTACTCACCTAATTTTTGAGTATTCAATTGATAAGATTAAACCGCAGCACGTTATTGCATACAACGTGTCTGCGTTTTCAACTCCGCCGCCCCCTATCATGATTGGACAGCACTTGCAAAAAAAAGAAATTAGTATTCTCCGCAGGACACCGGTCAGATAGTGCGGCAGATCAATGTCTGGTGAATATTGATGACCGCTGCCCGCTGATTCTATTGCCGAAACTGTGCGGGAAAAGATGTGGCAAGATATTGTTGGTAAAAAATTCTCAGCGACTTTATGCCAGCAAATCAGTTTGCCTGGCATCCAGTATCGTGTGCGGTGGATAATGTCAAAAAACATGGGGAGTCGATTAAACAGGTATAATCGTTAAAAACCTTCAAACTCCAGGCAAAACCCTATTTCATAGAACATGTACTTTCATCTGGTATACATGAACGAATTATGACTGCGTTAGTAAAATTATCCTGGTTAAATTACAGGCAGAGATATATGTTCCAGTCCAGTGCGTTTTCGTTTACAATATTTATCTTTCATTATCACTTGACTTTATTAAAAGAGGTTCGTTGTGACGAATGTTTTTGGGAAGAGAATATATACACTGGATGTTCTGAGAGGATTTGCCGCACTTTCCGTTGTGTTATGGCATTGGCAACATTTTTTTATGAAAAAGAATGCTGCATCTGACATAATCATAAACCGCCAACCTTTTTATGAATTTTTTTCCGTCTTTTATCATTACGGTTTATATGCTGTCGAATTGTTTTTTATGATTTCTGGATTCATATTTTTTTATCTATACGCTGACAATATACACAGCAATAAAACCTCAGCAAAAACTTTTATAGTTAACCGTGTCAGTAGATTATATCCACTTTATATATTTACATTTGCTGTCGTGGCAATATTACAAATTATTTTCTTTAAAAGTCATAATTATTTTTTTGTTTATCCTATGAATGACATTTACCATGCCATTCTGAATTTATTGATGATTCAATCATGGGGATTTGAGCGAGGTTGGTCCTTCAACGCCCCGACATGGTCCGTGTCGATTGAAGTACTTATGTATATGATATTTTTTATATTATGCAAGTTCACATCAAAAACAACATTCATATCAATTTTAATAGTTGCATTGTCGTACTACTTTTTCAAAATTAACAATCCCATAATGATCGGCGCATTCTCTTTCTTTATTGGTGGTCTGACCTATAAAATTACGATTGCGGCCATAAAAAATATTAGCGCAAAGTTATTTTTTATTTTTGCTTGTGTTTTTCTATTGATCTCATGGGGAGTTATCTTTACCCTGCAAGTAGCAGATATATTCTCAATTATCTTATTCGGATTTACCTCCATAATCTTTTTCCTTGTATCAATTAGCGCAATACGAAACGATTTTGGAAAAAAAATTGAATGGTTGGGTGATATCAGTTATTCATCTTATCTTTTACATTTTCCTTTGCAAATCATTGTTGTTTATTTAGCTGACAAGATTGGCTATGGACGCGATCTTTTTTACAGCCCCAAGGTATTCATTTTATTCATGCTTACATTAATGGCAATTAGCTATATGTCATATATATTCATTGAAAAACCATCGCAACAATTCATCCGAAATAAATTTCATTAAGTAAAGTCACTTTGCAATGATTAGAGTCAACACCTATTACTTTGACTCTAATCACACTGCATTTTATCCGTATGCTCTATATTCATAAAAATCGACATCAATATATAGAATGGAAATAAACGAAACCGCGTCACATCCTCAATATAGAAGCGTTCAAAGCCTTGCAAACCATTGCGAGGCTTTATGTGTCACAGTTTTGTCCTACTTTTATTACACAAAAAGAATTGAGTTACAATTAAACCGCTTCTCCTCAACAGATTTTATTCAGCGAAGCACGGTTCATCCGGCCACTCAATATCCGGTGCAATGCTGGTATCTGTTGCCGTCACAGCCTCGATATAATCCAGCACAACGTTAAGTCGGGTAGTTTCTTCTTGCGTCAGTTTGCGCCCGGCCTGCAGCTTTAACTGAATCACGCTGATATTAGCCATTGCTGCGTCTGTCAGCGACTGTTTTTTCTGTTCAGCGTCAGCTACCAGTTCATCATGAGAACGTTCCGGAGTGGGTGGTGCAGTAAATCCCCCGTCTGAATACACCCAGCCGATTCCGGGCTGCTCACTGATATCAGAAATATTAATGAGCTGCTGATTATCCGGCACTGTGAATTCAGCCTCGCCATCCCAGACAATGACATTCACAACCATCCCATTTTCAATAACTGCATATGACGCATTCATTATGCAAACTCCTCGATAATACAAATTCCAGCAGCACCTTTCCCGCCCGTCATATTAGTTCCGCTATAACCGGCATCGTATGCACCACCGCCACCTGAACCATATGCCTTACCGCTAACACCACCGCCAGCGCCTGCGCGTCCACCGCCTCCCCAGTACGATGCACCACCTTTACCGCTGACGCCGATATTCCCGGACTGACCGTCGCCTCCATCTCCACCAGTGATGCGGATATCGCCAATATTCGGTACGCCTCCGTAACCACCGTTTGTGTTTGTGATTCCTGGTTTTCCGGCACCTTCACCTCCTGGAGCAATTAACGATGAGAACGAGCTATCACCTCCCTTGTAACCCACTGACGCACCGACACCGCCTCCACCGCCTGCACCGATAACGACAGGATAACTATTCTCTGTCAGGGTCATTGTTGAAATAATTGTTCCACCTGCTCCACCGCCTGCACCAAAAAACGTTTCGTTACTGGATGCTGCTTTGCATCCGCCTCCTCCGCCACCGCCGCCCGTTATTGTGACCCTGATCCGTTTTGTTCCTGGTGTCGGGGTGTACGTACCTGATGACGTGAAAACCCGGGTATTCACCAAGCGTCCCACGTATCCGCTTGTATCTCCCAAACCAAGGTTTTGAAGAGCCGTTTTCACCGTGCCGTCCGATTTGATATCGCCAAACGGATTTTTGCGACTTAACAGCAGCGCGCGAAGCGCGGTAAGCAGCTGGTCATGCCGCCCCTTCTCCAGGCTGGCACCGGATGCCTCCACCACGCTGCAGAGCTCTTCCTGCAACATGTCAAAGTAGTCATCATCCAGATCGGTGGCAGGCGAGCCTGTCTGGGGGTTACCACGGGTAAAACCGTTCTTACCCGCGCCGAACTTATCCTTTTGCGCGGTTTTCGTGTCTATACGATGCATGGATTACTCCGGATATTTAAAAATTACGTAGGTATGCGACGGGCAGAGTTTGTTAAGCACGCACTCGATAACGGTGTCCCCCCAGATACGCAGTGCGGAATCGCAGGGATCGCCACATGTCATCCATGTGGTGTTGGTGGCAGCTGGCATATTGACCTGCCAGTAATACCGCCATTCCGGCGCATTCACCGCGTCAGTACAGGCCGATGAGCAGGTGAACGTGCTTTTGTCGTATCGCGTGATGGTGGCATCTGGTCTGCCCAGGGCAGCAAGCTGCGCAAGGTAAAAATCCTCATTGATGCCACCCGCCAGGTTAACCTTCGCATCCAGCCGTTGCTGACGCTGGCGAAGGGTCTGCGTCCCTGCCGGAATACATTCATCCGGCAGGCCGCACAGACGCTCCCAGCGGTTTATCAGTTCGGTGGTGGTGCGCGGATCCAGCTCCCGCATCAGGGCATCCGCACGCTGATGAGCACGGGTTAATGACGGTGCCGCACCGGCAATCGCCGGATCGCTGGCTGACCACGCCGGACCAGGGGGCAACAGTGCCGACAACAGACGGATGTAATCATCGTTTGTCACGTCCATGAAATCGTCCCCAGAACCGCCAGTTCATTTTTTGCAATGGAGATATTGTCCGCCGGAGCAAGCAACTGATGGCTGTATTCCCCGTTCGCACCGGAAATCGCTTCACTGATACGCGATACCTTAAGCTCTCCCTGCGGATAACCATCACGCAGCAGGAATGAACGCAACTCCGCGGTGATGGCAGCCCGTATTTCCGGTGTGTCCGGCGTCACGCGGATATGAAAATCCACTTTGTGCGCCACCGGCCTGAATACATACAAATCAGAGCCTGCCACCGGGGCCAGTGGCTCGATATGTTGTCTTGCCGCCGTTTCCGTTGATTCTTCCGGAATGGGGTTAATCAGGTCACTGCTGGCAATCATCACACCGACAGTCCCCGTTCCCATCCAGTGTCGGTATGTCCATGCGCGGGTAATGCCGGGCACTTCTTTAGCCCAGACGACATAGTCCCCGTCAGCCCCGCCCTGAGGCGTCCAGTAATACCGCTCAATGACGCGGGCGCGCCACGTTTCCAGCTCTTCAGTATCAAATCCACCTGTCAGGGTATCTGCCTCGCCGGAAGACGGCAGACCATTAACCGGCGTGACCAGGATTAATGACGTACCGTCGTCAGCGTTACCGACCGCGCCTGCACTTGAGCAGGCGATCGGCACGCGCAGGACACCACCGGTGCTGGTTGCATCGGCAGTTGCCGTGTACTGAACCAGGTCATCGCGCTGAATAACACTTCCGGCGGTCACCTTCAGGCCATCGCTGACACCTTCCCAGCGCATATACCCGCTGGCAGCCGTGGCCCCCTTGCGCGGACACCGTTTCATCGCAGCATGTCGCGCCAGCCAAGACTCATCGCACAGGTCAGGCAGCATGTTCATTGCCAGATAATCGATGTACCCGTAAACCGTATGCAGCGCCGCCGCATACACCTTTGCCCGCACGTCTTCATCCATGCGCCGGAGCGTGTCGCTGACGTCCAGCCTGGCGAATAAATCGTTACGGAGCATACTGATATTTTCTGCCAGCGTCGGGCGCTGAAATTCACTGTCCGCCATGCGTTATCGCACTCCACAGATCATCAAAAGAAATCATTACCGGTCCGTCACGACGCCAGAGAGTGATACTGTTACCCAGTTCATTAATCCCGGTGCGGCGGATATCCAGATCAATACGGGACACCACGCCGTCATCAATCATCCATTGCAGGCATTCGCGGATATACCCCCTTACCGTCTGCACCAGTTGATTGGTCAGTTTGCTGCGCTGAAGCAGCCACAGTCGGGAGCCGTAACGGTCATTCTGTACCGCAGGCCAGGTATCCCCCCACCATCCCATCGGGAGATCAGCGTTGTCATCAGGCTCCGCCCGCCGCCAGGTAAACAGGGAAATCACCACGGCGCGGGTCAGCGGATCCAGCTGTGCGCTGGCGCAGGTGCGTTTACCGTTCACCGTCAGCCACAGTTCCATCATGCCTCCATCGCTTTATCAGGTTTGTCGGTGTTACTGCCCTGACCGTTCTCTCTGTGACAATGCCCGTTATAGGCAAGCCGCATCGCTGACATGGTGGTACCGCCGGAGTCGCACAGGTCTTTCACCTGTCCGGTCACTTCCAGGTCCATTTCAAAACGTGCTCTGGGCGCATTGCGAAACGTGATCGTTTTACCTGCACCGTCCACCACGATCCCCTCCCGGGTCAGCGTCACAGACTGCCCCTGATCGTCATAGACAGCCACCTCACCCGTCTGCAGCCCTTTCAGGCGGTAGCGCCGGTCCGACACCGTAACAACCACCGCATGAGAACGGTCGCCATCCGGAAACAACACCACCGCTTCCGCACCGCTGTTTGCCCTTGCGGTAAAACCGTAGGGTTCAAGATGTTCAACCCCGGCTTTGGGTTCACCGGCAATCAGGGACACATCCACAGTCTGACATTTCGTGGCGGCACTGATGCTTTTCACCACTGCCCGCCCAATCAGGCCGAGAAGTTGTCGCTGCATGGCTTCAATCGTCCTCATCAGAACGGGTCCTCCTGTACTCTGGCTTTTTTCTTTTTCCGCGCGCCGGGGGCTTCGGGTTCAGGCAGATAAGCATCAGGTGGGCCGACACGGATTTCCGTCAGGGTGCCGTTCTGGTCCTGAGTAAACGTGACTTCCGAGACAAGCAGTTCGGTATTGTCGAAACCACAGACCGGATCGAAGACAATCACCCGCTGGTTGGGCTGCCACAGCGTACCGTTACCCTGTCGCCAGCCCTGCACCACATAGGTGGTTTCATCCGTCCGCGCCGCCCGTTGTCGGGCTTCAAAGTCAGCACGCGCAATACAACCTGCCCCCGTGGCCTGCCCTGTCTGCCTGATATACATCGGACGGTAACGGGCAATAAATGCGTCCTCTGTGCGGGCCCGCAGCGCGGTGGTGGTGGCTTCACCGAAATCATCGTCGTTTCCGGCACGCTGCCCCGCCACCTGGTAAACAGAAAACCGCTCCCGGATACTCTTCTCCGTATCGCAGGAAAGGATGTTTTCCCCGAGTACCAGCGCAGTATGTGCCCGCGTTGAGCCAATACCGCCAATCACCAGCCTGCCGTGCGGGTCGTCGTAAGCCAGTGCCTGCTGCTGACCGAGTATTTTGTTGATTACCTCAATCACCGTTTCACCGTGATCAGGCTGAACATCAGGAATAACACCCGACGGCGCACCGCTGTTCACCACCTCAATGCCGAAAGGCGCAGCAAGCGCCTGCGCAATCTGCACCAGCGAGCGTCCGTTAAACTGTGTCGGTTCGGCTGCACAGTCAATCAGGTCAGCCGTCAGACTGCGTCCGGCAATACCGGTGCTGACCGAACGGGAATCGTAACGAACGGGCGTCGCCTCCACCCAGCCGGTGATCACCAGCTCATCACCAATCAGCACTTCCACTTTTGAACCGTTTTTAATGCGCGGCTGAAGCGTGGTGATACCCTCATCTCCCGGCCACTGGCGGGTGATCTCCACACTGAAATCCCGCGCCAGCCGTTCAATACCGGCACCGATGCGCACCGATGTCCAGCCATTCCACTCCCGGCCATTTACCCGTAGCGTGACATTGTCGTTCATTGCACTGGCACCTTCAGAGGGATCACCGGCACAAAGCCGGGATGCGTAATGGCATTACGCCGGATAATGTCCGCGTCACGCGCCGCATTATCAAACCAGGTCGCCGCCAGCACCAGCGCGGGTAAAACCTCATCCGGCGTGCGCTGAATGATCCGTGCAGACTGTTCAAGGCGCGTGTTGATATCCGCATTCAGATCTGCTTTCACCCGGCGCAGCGCCAGAAACAGCGCATCACTGGTTGTACGGGACAACTCCTTATCAATTGCCGTATTCAGTGTGTCGCGAATGTCAGTCAGTTCTTCCCACGTCGGCAGGTCAACCGTGCTTTTCACCGCCGGAGCATTGTTCAGTGCCGGATGCGTGACGGAAGGCCAGTCAGTGCTCTGCGCGGGTGTTGTTGCCTGCCCCACTGCGGCATTCTGCATCACCGCGGAAGTTGTTGGCGCAGGCAATCGGGTGACGGCATACGCCGCTTCGCTGATTGCGGTCGTACGAAGGGTGCTGGCAACCACATTACGCTGCTGCGTAGCCGTGGCGGTGGTTTTACTGTCCGTTTTCCAGACGCCGCGCGGTTGCAGATCGCTGCCGAGGCTGACACCGGAAAGCGTTTTGATCATGGTGACCAGGTCGCTGGCGTTACCATAAAGGCGTTTCCCGGTACGCCACATTTTCTGCACCTGCTCAACGAAATTTTTGCCTGACCATGGCGGCGGCAGAAGTACCGAGATATCCCCCTGCAACAGCCTGGCGGCATCCGATACGGCAGAATCCACCACTTTCATCGCATCAGAAACATACCCAAGCATTGTGCCGGCATTACCGACGACGTCGTTCTGCACAAAATCTGCCACGCCATCGATACTGAAACTACTGAAACTGTCACTGATGCAGTCATCCAGTGCAGAACAGGATGACATCAGCGTCTGCGCCGTCGCCGCACCTGATGTGGGGTAAGAGAGTTCTCCCGCTTCGACAAACTTCAGGTCAAAGCGGACAATACGCCCTTCACTCTTCGATGTGCTGACCCGAACCTCTCCGTCAACACAGACTTTCAGCTCACCGTAAGTCGGATGGACAAGCGTGCCGGGACCGGGTTTATTCAGCGCGTCAATCAGGCGATCGCGCTGGTCAAAGCAGTCATCTCCCACCACATAAGCTGTGATGGACGGGCGGAAAGTGATTTTCCCCAGGTCTTCGGTATAGGGTTTGTCGCGGTTCGGGTATTCGTGCGTTTCCACACGACGACCGGTTCCCGTACTTTCTTCTTCAACCTTAAACGGCACACCGCGAAATGACGCGTCCTGAAGTCTGTCTTTCCACGTCATATAAACTCCGTACATAAAAAATCCCACCGGAGTGGGACTCATTAACAGATTAATTTTTCATTACCTGCCAAAGCGCGTATAGCCAACATCATGGCTGACATCAAAACCGCTGGATCGCGTTTCCATAACCCGCATACCCGGAGGCGAATTCACAAAAGAGACCTTGATCTCACCATCAACTTTTGGCGCAGAAGCTTTGTTGATCATGAAGGGATTCGGGCCTGTGGCACCGGAGGCGTTGTTTGCCTGAGCCGGATCCACCGCCGGATAAGGAGTGTATCCCCGTGGCGGTATTCCCGTCCCATAAGCATCATAAGCACCCGCGCCCCACTGCGCCGAGTTAATGGCATCGACCGTGTCACCGGAACTGTCGGTAAACCATTCAATAATCGGCTTCAGCTTGTCCCACATATCCTGAAACCACTTAACAACCGGTCCCCAGTTATTGATCACCATCCCCAGCGGCGACCAGGCAAAAACCTTCTTCAGAAGTTCCCAGCCTGCCTCAAAATAAGGACCAATAGTTTCCCAGAGCTTCTTGAAATAAGGTCCGACAACATCCCAGTTAGTGATAATTAATCCCGCAGCCAGAGCAATCGCCGTCGCAATCATGCCAATCGGCGTCATCGACATGATCCTGCTGACAATACTGATGGCACCGCCCACGCCCATCAATCCCAGTTTCAGAATCGCAAGACCGGCAGCAAGCCCGACAACGCCGCGAATAACCCGGGGATTTTCATCCGCAAACTTCGTGAATTTCTCCCCCAACTCCCCCAGCCACTGCGTGATGTTCTTAGCGTCACCAGAAAATGCGCCGCCAATAGCCGCAAGGCCGTTAGTTGCGGTCCCCGTCATTGCCTCCCACAGGTTGGACAGCGTACCAAGCTGGGCCTGAACACGTTTATTCAGGCTGGCCTGTTTATTCATCTTCTGCTGGATCTGATCGTAGCCATCCTTTCCTTTATCGATCAGCGCATTGACCACCTGAAGGGTTTCGGCATCATCACCAAATATTGCCTTAAGTACACCTGTTCGCTTAACGTCGGTCAGTTTTCGCAGCTTTGCCAGTTGCCTGAACATGTTATCAAGACCGCCAAAACTTCCTTTGCCGTCAGTAAAATCGAGCTGTACCCCGAGTTTCTGGCGGGCCATAACTTTATTAACGTCCCTGATTTTCTTAACGCTTAATCCGGACTGGATAACTTTTCGCAGGGCATTACCTGCCGACTCCCCGTTCATCCCCATCTGATCCATCATGACGCTGATGGGGGCAAGGCTCTGTGCAGCCTGAAGACCATCCTTGTTCACCATCTTCAGAACAGAACTGGTTTTAGTGAAGAAGGACAACATGTTGGTATCGTCAACGCCCAGATAAAACGCCTTCTGGATAGTGTCGAACAGCCCCATCATGTCTTCTGACGCCGTTCCGGTAGCATCCTGCATCTTTGCAGCAAACTCAGCAGCCGCTTCCGGTGTTTTTTTCAGTTGTACCGCAAGATAAGCTGTCGCTTTACCCACACCACCCAGAATGTTTTCTGCCGGGATCCCCTGACGCACCAGCATCTGCATCATGTTCTGGAAATCAGCCGTTGTACCAGGTAGCTGGTTACCCAGGCCAATAGCCAGTTTATTGATGTCCTGAAAGCTCTTTCCAACCTCGCCGTTCGCATCCATCATGGCAACTTTCAGCCCGGTGGCGGCGTTTTCCTGATCGGCATAAGATTTCAGGGAAAGCGTCAGACCCGCTGCCAGTCCGCCACCAAGCGCCAGCCCACCCTGTGACGCTTCTTCCGCCTGGCGTTTAAATCCCCGGATTTTCTTTTGCATTTTCGACAGCGCGGGAGAAAGCCTGTCGACACCGGTGATCAACGCCTTAAGCTCAAATTCAGCCATGTGTGCGTTTCTCCTGCTCTATCCTGTTTGCCTGACTGACCAGTAAGGGAATTTCACTGATCGGCATATTCAGCAATTCGAAAGGATTAATGCGCCAGTAGCTGGCGCAGTCAAAGAAGCGATCAGTGAGGTATTCAGCCGTCAGGCCTGGAGGAAAAAACCAGCCACAAGCCACGCCGCTGCATTCAGGTCTGCCGGAGACATCTGGTCGACAGAGCTTTGCGGCACTTTCGCCAGCCGCACAATGTATTTCGACACCACATGCGCCAGAAGTTTGACTGACTCATCCTGATTCATCTGGTAGGGATACCCCAGCTCGCGGACATCCTTCCCGGTGGGCTCATCAAACTCCAGTACGGAGAGTGTCTCGCCATGAGCAGTAATCGGTTTCTTTAACTCAAGCTCTTTCATTACTGGTAATCCCCTTCTTCACCGTGGAACTCAAGATCAACCGTACCTTCTTCAGCATTATGGTTCGCTTCGCCGTGCAGCCAGGCAGACGACAGTACATAGACCTGACCGTTCGCCAGCTCGGCAGTGATGGTCATCTCATCAGACGAGGTGATTTTGTTCACCGGAAAATTCTTCGGCACCTTGAAAGTCCCTTTGACATAAGGCGCACGGTGAGTTTCCTTGCGGTCCACTGAACCGTCTAGGCCGATGATGTCATCATTGACCGTCCTGTTCATGGGCACCTCAATGCCGCCGGTCAGCGATAGCTGTTGACCGTCAATTTTGAAATAACAGGTTCCCCCGATACGGGCCATTATGCAGACTCCTCTGAATACTGAAGACGGAACTGGTTAACCACGGCAAAGACACGCAACTGGTTAACATAGTCAGGCGGGAACAGCGTGTTCAGGCGGTTCGGATCGCTGGCATCACGCTCCACAACCAGGTACTGCTTAAACAGTTCGTAGTTTTCCACGATCCCCGCACGCTCAAGCTGACGGTAGGTTGCCAGCAGTTCCCCTTTGATCACCGCCGGGGTGACAATCGCCTGACCGGGACCAAAGCGGGTACCGTCACTGGCAAGCTTGTGACGCCCGTACTTACTGGTAATGACGGATTTCAGTTTGCGCAGTACATACGCGCTGGTATGCAGAGTCTCACTGTCTAGGTAGCTGTTATCCGCAACCCCGTAAGCGTTTTTCCTGTACGTGGTGACATCACGCTGAATGCGCAGTACCCCGCTTTCGACATACGCCGTTGCCACGCCATGAGACAGCAGGGTCTGTTGTTCGGTCATCGTGAACCGTTTCCCCTTCGGCGCAGGCAGCATACCCACCAGCTCACCGGTCTGCGTGGGACGTGCCGGATCGTTGCGAATAAACACCGCTGCGCGGGCGGTACGGCTTGCCGCCAGTTCGTCGGCAGGCGTCTGGGTCTCTTTTTCGTACCCCGCCAGGGTAATGTGCTGCTGGTTAAACTGGTCACCTGCGGTCACCAGTTCTGACAGCGTGCCGATCTTTGCCGTATACACATGACCATACAGCTGACGCGCATAGCTCCAGCGACCGCTGGTATCGTTCATCTCGGTCACCAGCGTGTTAACGGAGGCCGTGTCGTTGAACGGCAGACCGATATAATCAAACGGCTCATCCGCCATTGCAGCCACCGCGCCGGTGAGAACCGGAGCACCCGTTCCGGCGGTACCCGTCGCCACGGCAATCTGTACGCCCGCTGGCAGCACTTCGCCCCCACCGAAGCCGTAGTAATTGAGGCTGACAGGAATTTCATTCCCGCAAAGCCCCTTATGACGCGCGGTCAGTGTGACCACGCCTGCCGAAGATGAAGCCGTAAACGGCAGGGCCGGAACGGCATTGATGGCATCTTTGATACTGCTGGCAATCGTCGTGACGTTATCGCCGTTGGTCACCGGAGCCTGCACGCGGGTACGTCCCACATAGACATTCACCGTGCCGGTTTCGGTTGCCGCCCCGGTCACCGTCAGCGTAACCGTTGCCGCCGCGCCTGTGGATTCAGGAACGGCAATCACATACAGCTCGCCAAACGGGTCGGTCTGGCGATAAGCCTCGACCATACGCGCCAGCTGACTTCCCGCACCACAAATCTGGCGTGCATAGTCTGCCGACGACATCAGTACCAGACTGTTGGCAACAATCTCTGCACCGTTATTGGCGTGACCAATCAGCAGCGATGCTCCGCTGTCCTGTGCAGTATTCGCCGCCTGGTTATCCATTTCCGCATAAAACAACGGAACCAGCGTATTCGACGGAATGGTGTTAAAGCTTATCGTCATCGGTATTCACCTTTTTATTCACGCGCCGGATATCACCCGCTGCTTCACGGCGCAGCCAGTAGTTGTTCTCGTCAACATTTCGCCCTTCGGCGGGCAAAAGGTCGCCGCGGGCAGGGTCAGGAACTGACCGCCCTTTAACAGGTTTGACAAACATGAGGATCCTCAGGAAGGAAGGGTTATTTCGGTGTGATGTTCGATATCGCCGTCAGGCCCGTTACCGAGATCGAGATAATCAACATCAATCGCCAGCGTTCGCAGTTCATCCAGACTGTTCAGCTCATCCTGCTGGCGGGTATCGTCTTCGGTCAGCTCGCTGATGACCGAAAAATCGAACTGATAAATCAGCTCATGACGATTCAGATCCAGCAGCGTGCCGCCGTCATAGGTAATCGGGTTACCGCACGCTTCCGGGTTCCAGCCCAGAAGGGCCTTAAAGAGCATCTGCCGGACTTCGTCCACCACATCATACGAAGCAAACTGACCGCGCTCATCACGTCCGTTACTCAGTATGACAACCACGGAGAAGCCCTCTTTCAGCTCCTGCCAGTAGTCGGTCTGGCTTTTGTTTTCTCCCGGAGAGTCATCACCCGGTACCACATACGCCGCCGGGAGTCTCAGCTTTCCGACCTCCGGCAGATTTTTGAACTGTGCCGCGCCTGCCACCCGGTTTTCAAAATACGGGCAGCGGGCACGCAGCGCAGCAATAACAGGCGTCAGTTTCATCTGCGTCGTCGCTCCGGCTTCAGTGATTTACGTAATTCCCGCGCCAGAAAATAGCGTGTCCAGCTGCGGTTCTTTTCAAGCGTTTCCACCATAAAGTTATTACGTGGAGCCAGCCGCCAGCCGCTGCCACCGGATGCACCACGATGATGACTACGACGACGTTTTGCTCCTCCCCGGACACCAAAAAACAGAAACGCCGGATAGAAGTCACCAGAGATCATCCGGTTCCCCTTCCCGTTGCGCTGGTTAGGGGCAATGCGTGTCATAAAACCAGGGCGATGTTTACTGGCTCTGGGTACCATGTAACCAATCGAACGAGCCAGGCGTCCGGTCTGATAACCGGGGTTTTCACCCGGTGCCGACCGCGCACGGCGCATCACCAGCCGACGGGCATCACGCATATGACGCTGCCCAATCGTGACAAACGCCCGCCTGACACGGGCACGGTTAAAGCGCATCTCCGCGGGCTGCTGAACATCAACGTGAAAAAAGGGAGTCGCCATTGCTGCCTCCGTGACTCTGCGTAAATTCGCCCAGTTCCGTACACTCCAGCAGCAGAAAGCGCCGCGCCCCGTTCAGATCGCGCTGACGTTTCACCCGGTACACACTGTCATCACAGACCACCTCATAATCAGCAGTGATCCCCCGGCGGTAGCGAATGGTGATGTAATGGGTGATGGCGTCTCCGGTCTGCGCGGTTTCCTGCCAGGTGGTGGCACTGGTCTGGATAACCTTCGCCCATGCCCGGAACGCAACCGGGTATTGAGGCTCCACGCCAAAGTTATCCGCGGGCATATCCACCCGCTGTCGGATCAGGACGCGTTTATTCAGTTCGCCGGGGTCCGGCAGAATGTAGGTTGCGCTGGTCTGCGCCTGACGAATTTTCATTGCGGAAAGTACCTGTACGGGCCGACAAGCCAGCCAAAACTCTGCGGCATGTCGAGTTTCTCTACTTCCGTAACCGACGAGCGGTTTTCGTAAAAATGGCTGATAAGCATCAGCATCCCCAGACGAATATCATCCGGCAGGTACAGCCCGTCCGGATCGCTGTCCGGAATGGTTTCATCCGGTGCATAGAGCTTCCGGTTCAGATACGTTTCCGTCCGCTTTTGCGCCGCACAGGCCAGCAGTTGCAGATGGCGGTCATCAGCATCGAAATCCTCATCCAGCCGGAGTTGGGCTTTAATCTCTTCCATTGTCAGAAGCATACTCAGCCCTCTTTACTGGTCGTGGCTTTTTTCTCTTTTGCTGCTTTACTGCTTTTTGCACTGGTTCCGCGCTCTGCTAAACCGGCCTGAAGTGCAATCTCCTGCACCCGGGCAGGAAGCGCCCCGTCGTCATACTCACCGGCCCGAATGACCTCAACACGCATACCGTCCGGTGACCATTTCAGATCTTGTTTCAGGATCATGATTCTTCACCCGTCAGAACAGGGGGCGCGGTTCCGCGCCCCTGAATGATTACGCCGCAGCAATCTTCAGCAGTTTGATGGCCTGCGAATCGACCAGCATCCCGCCGGTGCGCTTGGTGGTATAAAAACCGACAAACGGTTTATTGGTGTACGGGTCACGCAGAATGCGGGTGCCGATACGGTCAACGATGGTGTAACCCCGTTTGAAGTTACCAAATGCAATGGCTTTCGCATCAGCGGCGATATCCGGCATCTGCTCGTTTTCAGCGATACCGTAACCCGCCAGAGAGGACGGCTGCCCCAGTTCCAGCCCCGGACGCCACAGATAGTTACCCTCGCTGTCTTTAAGCAGACGGATGGCAAAAAGGCTGTTGTTGTTCATCATGAACTTCGCGCCAGTGCGGTGTGCCTTACGCAGCGTGTAAATCAGTTTGATAATGGCGTCTGCGGTCACCGCCGTCGCTTCGCCGGATACAATATGCTGAAGTTTGCCGAACGCCCGGACCTTATCGGTTTCATCAGTGGATTCATACGCCAGGAACCCTTTCGGCTTCTTGGTACCATCGCCGGTGGTAAAGGCAATTTCTTCCTGTTCAGCAAACTCGGTTGCCAGCTCGCTGTTGATCCAGGCCTCCACGTTGAAGAAGGCATCGTCCAGCATTTTCTGGGTAGCCTGCGGGTTGCCGTAGATTTCCCCCATGAGAGGTTCAATCAGCTCCAGTCTGGAGGTGGCAGTCTGGGATCGCGTATCCGTTTCCCCCACCCATCCGGAAGCCGTGCCGCCCAGATTCACCAGTTTTTTGTAGTCGGAACCGCCAACGGTGATCACCGTGGCTTCCTGACGCATCACCACTTCATCTTTCAGCAGGTTGAGAATGTTGCGATCCAGTTCTTCCGGCACGGCGTAGCCACCGTCTTCATCGGTGCCCACCTGCAATGCCTTACGCTCCAGATCGCGCAGACCATCTTCACGGCCTTTACGCAGGAAGCCCACAAAAGCCTCTTTATGCTCAGTGGCCAGTTTATTTTGCACACCACCTGCCGGACGTTTCAGCTCAAGCAGCTCTTTTTCAAGGTCGCTTTTGAGATTTTCCAGCTCGCTGAGTTTCCCGTTCAGGGTTTCCACCTGCCCGGCAAGTTTGCCTTTTTCCTGCTCAATCGCATCCACGCGCTTGTCGTTCTTTGCCTTGAAGTCGTCAAACTTCTGCTGCAGCTCCTGCGCGACCTGTTCGACATCTTTAATATCAACCGCCATCGTATTTCTCCTGATTAGAAGTTCAGATTTTTCAGTGCATTCAGTGCAGAGCCCACATCCTCAGCGTCGCGCAGGGACAGTGCGCCATAGCCCCCGGCCATGAATGCTTTGGCCTGGGTACGGGAGAGTCCGACATCACGCAGGACTCTTTCGATTTTTTTCTGTTCAGGGATTTCCCCGCGGGCCAGCGCGTTCTTGACGTCGCTGATCCGCGCCTCGTCGTTAGACGGAAACGTCACCAGACTGACTTCCCAGAGGTCGATTTCTTTCAGCAAAAAGGCTTCTTTCGTCCGGTCGTATTCCCAGTCTTTCAGGACGTACCCAATAGAAAGGCCGGTTAACGAACCGGCCTTCATGTGTGCATGTGCGCGTTTTGCCAGGGGATCATCATCAATGAGCAACCGCCCCCTGACGTAAAGCCCGACATCGTCTTCCTTCATTTCGGTGTAAACTCCGATGGGCTCATCCATGCGGTGCTGCCAGAGCAGCGCAGGTAACGCTTTTCTGTCACTCCATGCCCGCAGGGAAGCAGCAAATGCCCCGGACATCACCACATCATCGTGGCTGTCCTTTACACCAAAGACGGAGCCATACCCTTCAAACTCACCGGAGTCACTGACAGATTTCAGACTCAGCGGTACATCAAGACGTTGTTTCGTCTGCATTGGCGTTATCCTTCTGCTTACCGGCTTTACTGCCATCGGAGGGTTTCGTGGTCATGTTCATCGGTGTGAGATAGACATCACCACCGGGACGCGGATTCATATCTTCCAGGTCGCGGCAGTCATTGGGAGAGTAAATTCCCCAGTTGATCCCGGTGGCGTAGGCTTCAAAACGGGACTTCATATCCCCGCGCAGTAACGCCCCGGCGTTAAATTTGGCGTAATAAACGCCCTGCTTACTTTTTCGTACCAGTCCGGTGTTGATCCGCTGTTCGATGCGGGTCAGATACGGCACCAGTGAATAGTTGATAAATCCCAGCCCCAGCTCTTCGATATTGTTGAAGGTGGCGCGATCGGTGTTCTGCACCATGTGCAACGGCACCCGGAACAGACGACAGATTTCTTCAAGCTGAAACTTGCGGGTTTCCAGGAACTGGCTGTCCTCGGCGTTCAGCGCCATCGACTTCCAGTCCAGCCCCATCTCAAGGATCATCGGGCGGTGAGCATTGCCAAGCCCGGTGTGACGCTCCTCAAAATCTTTCTTCAGGCGCTCATAAGCCTGATCTGACAGCGTCTGCTCTGTACGCAACACACCCGACGTCACCGCGCCATTGCTGAACAGTCTGGCCCCGTGCTCTTCGGTCGCTGCCGCCAGCGATATTGCCTCGCGGGCATAGGCGATGGGATTCAGCCCCACCAGTCCGTCCAGCGTCAGCGTGCGCACATGCCAGATATCCTCCTGGCTCAGTACATCCGTGGAGCCATCCGGGAATGTGACCTGATAGATCGGCTCCCAGCTACTGTTAAGCTTCGGTACCACACAGCCGGGATCGACGGGCAGCAGTTCAGCCACTTCGCCAAATGCTTTCACTTTGTAGGCGTAAAAGTTTCCCCGCAGGCACAGACAGGTGACCACCAGCTCCCAGAACTCCTGTGGCGTCATATAGCCATTGGGATGCGTGGAGATCAGCTTATGCAGACGTTCGCCAGTGGCTCTCTGCTTCAGGCTGCCGTTCAGGTGATACAGGTTGCAGGGCAACATCCCGACCGACTCTGCCAGCACCCTGACACAGGAAAAAACCGCCGTCAGTCGCATGGCCCGCTGGCTGCTGATCTGCTTTCCGGTATAGGTGTCGTAGGACAACCCGATAGCATCCGCCAGCTCTGCTGGCGTGGTCATCGGTGCGTCACTTTTTCGTTGAAATAATCCCGAAAAGAACACTATTTACCTCCGCCGACAGACGACTGTGTACGGTCAAGATATCGCGCCACCAGCCACGACCAGAACAGGCACAACGCCCCGGCAACAACAAACCCCGCCGGGGGATAAATCAGCCAGGCACCATACGCCAGCAAAAGCGCCCCCAGCACGCCCACCAGAGGCGCGAGAATCAGCATGATCATAATTACCTCAGTTAAAGCGAGCGGATCCCATAGGACTCAATGTGGTCAGACAACGTGTCTTCTTTCTCGTACAGCATGGCTCTGCCAACCGCCATAATCAGCGCAACTGCACCATCGATTTTGTTTTCCGCCTGCTCTTTGACGGGCTTCACTAAATCATCGTTACCTGGCATGTTTTTGCCGACCACATTGCCGATACACCAGGTCATGATGGGATTGCCGTCATGATGAAAGCGTCCCGATTCAATCGCTGCCTCCAGCTCTTTCATCGGGTCGGACATATTGGCGAAGTTCTGGACTATAGTAACGGGATTCAGGTCTTCATCAGCAAGGTCATGTGACAGCCCGGTCGCTCCGAAAGGGTCGATGGGTGACTCACTGACCGGGCTGATTTTGTTCGCCGCTTTGGCCTCTTCGAGGATGTAGCGATAATCCACCTCTGCACCATCGGTAACGGTCAGAACGCCCATTTCCACCCATTTCTGAAAGCGTTCGGCTGTCCGGCGATCTTCATTTTTCTCGACGCTATACACCGTGTCATACGGTACCCAGAAACGCGGGGCCACACTGTAGTAATGCGTTTTACCGTCAATCTCGCGGGTATAAAGTCGCGCCATGCTGTTCATATCCAGCTTACGCGCCAGGTCAAAGGCCAGAATGCACGGCTGCCCCTCGAACTGCTCAAGAGTCAGTGATTTATCCTCGCAGCTCTGCCAGCTCACCAGGTTGAAATACGCCGAACGCGCCGACACCCAGATATTGAGGTGTTTTGTTTTAAAGACGTTTGCCAGACGGGCGTTATTTTTCGCACGCTGCTGCTGACTTAACAAAAATTCGCGATAAACCGACACGCCAATATTTGGATTGGCTTTTTCCAGCACCTGCGGGTCGGTCCAGTCGTCACCTTCATCAACGGTATAGATGATCCCGAACAGTTCATCGTTAGGCACCGAGCCGTTGAGCATCTCGATGACTTCCCGCCGTTTGTCGTAGCACGGCCCCTCAATGTTGTACCCGGCGGTGGTGATGGCCCACATCAGTGGCTGACGTCGCGCCCCCATCCCGGTAAGCATTGTGGTATAAAGCGCATCGGTGGCATGCTCGTGATATTCATCAACCACGGCACAGTGGGGTGATGAACCATCACCTGGGTTGCCGATCAGCGGTTCAAACCGCGCGCCATCCTCCGGACGGTTCATGTTTGAGGCGTTAACCTCAATCCCGAAAGCTTCCGTCAGCATGGGTGTGCGTTTACACATCAGTCGCGCCGGGCGAAAGACTTCCCACGCCTGTTTCTCTGTCGTGGCACCGGAATACACTTCCGCGCCAAACTCGTTATCACAGGCAAAACAATACAGGGCGACACCGGCAGAGATTGCCGATTTGCCGTTCTTACGGGGGATTTCGGTATACACCTCACGGAAGCGGCGCAGCCGGGAGCCTTTATTGACCCAGCCAAACGCACAGCAGATCACAAAGAGCTGCCACGGTTCCAGCGTGATGGGCATCCTCTTGAATGCCCACTCCCCCTTGGTGTGTGGCAACAGCTGAATAAATTTCGCGGCCCGTTCAGCCAGGTCCTTGTCGAAGCGGTAACGAAACGACTTACTTTTTTCCGCCATCAGGTCATCAAGATGGCGCTGGCAGGCCTGAATCACAAACTGGCAGGCCACAATCTTTCCGCGCACGACATCACGGGCATACTGATTGGCAGCATTTACGTTGGGGTAAGATTTCCGGCTCATGATTCGATGATTTTCAGAAACGGGTTAGTGGCTTTCTTCTGCCCCGCCAGGCCAATCAGACGCTGGCGGCTGCTGGGGTCGAGTCCGAGCATTGCCCCCGTGCTGCTCATCTCGGACTCCTGTTCTTTCTTGGCGGTCAGCTCCGGATTTTTGACCATACCGCCCATTGCACCGGTGATGGTGTTGCCCTGTCTGGCAATATTTTTCACGGCACGTCGCCAGAACTCATAGGCCACGCACCACCGCTCAAGTACCGCTAGGTCAGTCACGCACAGCAGGCCCTGACCGCAGAGTTCTTTGGTTGTCAGTTGCCACATGATCGTGGCGAGAGGGAGATCCTCTTCAGCGAACCACTCCGGTGGCTCAACACCTTTGATGGGCGTAAAAACAGGTTCATCTTTGTTCAGGGCTCGCTTGCCGGGGTTTCCGGACAGCGCCTTGCGCGCCGTTGGCTTGGGGCGACGCCCGGAACGCCCCGCCGTTCCAGCCATATGCGGCACTCCTGGTTAAATTTCATTTTTCGCGGGTATAAAAAAACGATGGGGCGGGCAGTCCGGAAGACGTCAGGTCACAGAGATTTGACCCGCCCCTCCCCTCAGACAGTTGAGAATTATTATCACTTTAGCCGTTCACGGGCCGTCTTCGCCTTATGACACGGCCAGCACAAACTCTGCAGATTGCAGTCAGCATCAGTGCCGCCATGCGCTTTAGGGATAATGTGGTCAACGGTTTTCGCCTCACGCACCACACCGGCACGCAGGCACAACTGGCACAGGCCTTTGTCACGCTTCAGCACACGCGCGCGGATAACGTCCCACTTCGAACCATAACCGCGCTGGTGTCGGGACTGTCCAGGTTTGTACTGCTTCCAGCCTTCGCTTTTGTGGCTTTCGCAGTAGCCTGACGGGTCTGTGGTTGTAGAGCGGCAGCCGCGAACACGGCAGGCTTTTGGGGTTCGTGAGGGCATTGCATAATACTCTTGGTTGGTTCACGTGCGATATGTGGCATCCTTTTCAGGATCGAAGCGTACTCCACTACGGTTTTGCCATAAAAACCTCAGGATTTTTTTGTTAGACAAATCGATAGTAAACGTTCAAATTTACAAGATATTAGCAACAAAATAGCCTCTACAAGGAATCAATATGTTTGATTTTACTCATTTTGAAGAGTTGACTTTAGCATCACATCAACCCGATAGAATAATGACTATAGTTCGGTCCCAAGATGACATTGGTATCTATCTCCGCACTCACCTTTTGATTGAACAAATCTTGGAAGCTTGGATTATCTGTGCCTCTGGTAACAGGGATTTCTTCAGCGGTTTTGGCGAAAATATCAACATGGATTTTGCCATTAAAGCTCAGCTTGCGATGAACTATGGTATGAGCTCAGAGCTAAACAAATTTATTCGAAGGTTCAACAACTTCAGAAACAAACGTTCACATCAAATTAACAACTCTGACATCACTAACAGTGAGATTGACTCCTTAACAAGTCTAATGGAGCACGGTTACCCTGATAGCTTGACCCCCATTAGAGATTTTAAGCTTGGGGTTTACGGAGCAGAAACTAGGGTTGTAAGTTTCACGGGATCCTCTACAAGCTTACGCGATAAGCTCATTATGTTATTCGCTATGTTTTCCATGAGGGTACATTACGAAGCAAAATGCTTAAGCACGCCACAGAGCTAGGCTCTACTTTGATGCTCTAATAACATTCGATTATTTGCATTTCCTGTTGCATTAGCGACCTGCCATTGAGGAGTAAAAATGATCCATACGGTACATTTTTTGACAGATGTTACAGTTGCCTCTGTAACTAATCTGATGGATGTCTGCTTAAAAGCAGTTTCAAATACTAATCAACCAGCAACAGAAATTAAGCTCTATATTTCCAGCAAAGGTGGAGATACAGTTTCAGGCTTTACTGCTTACAATTTTTTAAAGTCACTTGGTGTAAAGGTTACTACGCATAACCTCAGTAATGTTGAATCAATCGCAAACGTGATCTATATGGCTGGAGAAGTGCGAACTGCCAACCCACTTTCTCGCTTCCTTCTTCACCCACTGCATTGGGGGTTCGCCGCACCCAGCGCAGATCACCTACGATTGAGAGAATGGGCTTCATGCCTCGATGACGATCTAAATCGATTTATTCAAATCATGGATATTGAAACAAAAAAGAAAAATCCAAGTGAGATTGCTGATTGGAAGGATTTGATCACTTCGGCAACCATCCTTCATCCCGGAAGGGCCTCCGAGTTGGGAATTGTTCATCAAGTCGAGGCTGCAACCATACCCACGGAATCGATCCGCTGGTGGGTACTTTAAAATCATAATATTCACCATAATGCGGGCTTAGAAGCCCGCTCTTTTTTTCTCAGCCTGCCTGATATCAGCCTTATCCCGATTGCACTGGCCAAGTGCCGATAGCAGACTGACATTTAAATTAAGACTATTACCCCATGTCATATTATCCGGAATGTCAGGATAAGGCGTTTCAGCCGTCAGGGTGGCTGGTAACGGAACCACCGGAATGCTCACGTAAACTGTTCGCGTACTTCCGCAACCGGTCAGCAGCGGCAGCAGGCACATGACGTGAAGCACAATCATCATCCGCAACAGCCACTTTGATATCTTCCTGGGTTCTCTGTGACTCCAGTGTGATCTGCTGTTTTGCATGCTGGTTAGCCTCCAGAACTGTATTGACGATTTGCAGTGATTGCAGGACGTTATTGGTAATGACAGTTGCCGATTTGGCATTTTGTACAGCCTCATCAGCACGTTTCTTTTCGTGCTGATATTTGCTGTAGTAGTGGTTGGCAGACCAGATGAAAGAACCGATGACAGTAAAGAAGAATGCAGCGATAACCAGCTTATAGCTCAACTTCATTTACCACCCCACCAGCCTCTTTAAACCGGGAAATCAGGTCACTGATTTTATGTTCATACTGACCATAACCTGCACCAGGTAACGACGCCCAGATATTGCTGCAACGATCGATAGCCTGACGGATATCACCGCGATCAATCATCGGTAAAGCGCCACGTTCTTTAATCTGCTGCAATGCCACTGCGTCCTGGCTTTTGGGGGAGAAGTCTTTCAGGCCAAGCTGCTTACGGTAAGCATCCCACCAGCGTGAAAGAAGCTGATAACGTCCGGCTGCTGTTGATTTGAGTTTGGGGTTTAGCGTGACAAGCTTGCGAGGGTGATCGGAGTAATCAGTGAAGAGTTCTCCACCGACAATAACATCATAACCGTGGTTACGTGTCGGTTGTCGCCCGTTATCCGTTCCTTCTGACCATGCCACCATATCGAGGAAAGCTTTACGCTGAGGATTAAGATTTTGCAT